CGGTCGATGACCGGATAGATGCGCAGCTGCTCGATTTCCTCCGGGCGCCGGGCCAGCAGATCGGCCATGGCCTCCGCCAGCGCCACCGCAGACGGGTCTTTTTGGAGGGCGGGCGGCAGCGTGGCCACAAGGTTTTCGCGGGTCAGGCCATGACTATTCATCCTCATAGCCCCCGTTCGTGATGGTGATGGTCCCGACCTTCGCCACCTGCGGCACTTTCTTGTCCCGCCCATCCCGCAGCGCGGTAAAGGCGGGGGCGGTCAGTTCGATCCGCTTGATGCCGGTGTGATAGAGATATTCCCGCAGCTCGTCCGGGTTGATGTCCCGGCCCAGCTTCCCACATTGCCACGCCTTATACTGCTCCACGGCCTCGTTGACTGCCGCCGCAACCTCCGCCGCGCTCTTGGTGCGCCCCGTCTGGAGGTAGTAGGTGAAGTTGATGTCGAAGGGGACAACCTCGGCGTCCTCCACGAATACATGATCCGTCAGGGGCCGCTTCGTGTCCTCGCTGCAAGCGGCCAGCACTTTGTTTTTCATTTCCTCCCCGGCCAGCGCCCCTCCCTCCATGAGAACGTAGATTTTGACCTCGCCGGGAACGGGAGAATTGGCCACCACGTCCACGATCTCGGTGCTGACCTGCTTCGCCCAATAGATGTACCCGCCCCTGGCTCCGGCGCAGCTGAACGCGTCCATGGAGGCCCGCATCAGCTCATAATACTCGTCATCGGTTGCCCGATCTGCACCGCCCTCGGAGGCGGTGACGTTCTTGCACTCGGAGTAGTAGTCGTACACGTCCACCAGGGCGTTGATCTGCCCAACTGCATACCCGTTTCCGATGACACCCACTGTCTGACACCGGGCCTGGGTTTCCACGCTGGTTTCTCCAATGGGGACGTAGACGTCCTCAATGGTTTCCCATGTGAGTGTGCCATTGGCATCGGTGATGCGGGTACCGGCGGGAATCAGGATGGCCGTGTCCTGGACCTCGGAGATGGAGAACAGCATTTTGCACGTTGCGGCCTTGCTGTCTGGGCGCTCTCGGAGATAGGTCAGCTCGGCCAGCGCGTCAAGGTTTTCCCCCTCTGCCCGGCTGGGGATATTCTGATTGCCGGTGTAATTGTTCAGCACCCGTTCCTGGATGATGATATTGCAGACCCAGCGAATAAACTGCATCTCGGGACTGGCTGGGTGTACCACTGTCCCTGTGAGCGTTTCATACATGGCCACCGCTATGGAGATGATAGAATCCGTGTCCGTGGGGATAAATTGATGTTCTGTATTCCTACTCAATGTTGATTTCCACCTCCACTACTGGTATCAGCGTCCCAGGCTGTGACGGGTCAGACCCGGGAAAGACATTCAGCACCGTTGCCCGGGGCTCCCAGCGGTGAATAGCCTCCCGCACGGGGGCAACCATCAGCACTTCCGCCACTGGCCTGGGCTTATCCACAAAGCTGTTGTCCAGCCCGAAGTCGCGGTACTGCGGGACAGTCCCCTTTGGCGTGGATAGGATCACCGCAATATTCTGGAGGACGGAGCTGACGGTTTCCTGCTCGTTGAAACGCAAATGCCCCAGGTCTGTTGCCGATACTGTAAAACTCATGGCGTCAACCTCCCAGGTATTCTTGCAGGCTGACGGACACCGTGGCCGTGTGTACGTCGCCGTTCCCGTAAAATGTTTTCATCTTCATTTCGTGCTTGAGGATATTCCAGCGGTATTTCCCGTAGCCTTTGGTGCCGACCGTCAGCGGGACCGCTTGGCCGCTGCGCTCAATATTCCAGAGCTTCACGACCTCGGCAATCGGATCCACACCCAAATCCGCCGAGAGCAGAATATCGAAGGTGATCTTGTCGGGGTCAAGCCCGGTGAACTCGGTGAGGGCGTGGGTCAAGTGGCGTTCGTGCGTCGCATACCGGGCAGAGCCGGACCATGTCATATTGTCCAGTGTGCGCACAACACTCCGGGAAACCGTGAATATCACATCCCCCAGGCAGCCGACGATTGCCATTCCTCCGCCTCCTTTCTGTCATTGGTCTGTCCACTGTTTGAGCTTGCCCAGCTCCCCGATCTCCCCCAGGATAAAGCCGTCCCCATCCAGAACGGGGAGATATAGGGTCAGGACAACAGCGTTGACCTTGGGCATCCAGGGTTTGATAATCAAATCGTGCTTGTGGCTGGCAAAGGCAGGGTCGCCGGAGCCGCCCGCCTCAAACTCCGTCCGTTGTGGCACATCATAGTCCGGCACATAGGAGCGGTTGGCTAGGACGTAAAGCAGGCCGGAAGTCTCGCCGGTGTCCTCAAACTTTACCCGGGCCACCCGCTTAATGGGATCGGTCACGGTGATAGTCCCTATGCGTACCAGTCGCTTCAAGATTTTCTCTACATCCATCAGTACCCCTCCAGTACCCGCCGCAGTTTGATTTGGGTGGTGTAGCCGGATTTCCCAACCGTATGCACTGCCTGGGTGATGATGTACTTGCCGTCAAAAGCACCCCAGCCTTTCAGCTCGACCGTGACGCCGGCGACAAGGGCGGGATTGCCCGGCAGCGTGAATGTGGCGGATTTGGAATACTTATTGTGCAGCCGCAAATGCTTTTCCGCCAGGGTCTTGGCCTCGTCCTTGCTGGACACCTTGGCTGTAACTTCGAGCTGCTGGTTATTCTTCGCGTCTGCGTTATAGTCCTCGATTTTGGCGGTGGCCTCGATGCACTTGCCTGTAGCCGGATCCACATAGCTGACGCGGCAAGAAGAATACTGCGAATCAGCCGCGCCCACGGACAGTTTGTACTTGATGTACCCGCCAGCTTTCCCTTTCTGAATGGTGATGACCGGGCTTTTCGCTTCATAGGCCACCTGGTCGAAGAATACAAGAATGCTGCTGGTAGCTTTGAGGCTGATCCCCGCGTCATGGCACAGGCGGGAGAGGAAGTCAATATCGCTGGCGTCTACCTGCTCCACCCGCTTATAGAACGGGTCATAGGCCGATTCATACATACAGGTCATGCCGTTGGCGCCGGCCTTCTCATTGGCGATTGCCGAGAGCGTGGTATTCTCCCAGGCCTTATTCTTCTTGGTCTGGCGAACCGGCGCACTGAACGGGAGCGATGTGCCCTTGATGGTGATAATGGCCGGGGGGCCGGACAGCACCACATTGTCCAGCTCAAAGTCCCCGCAGGGAAGCACAGCATCTTTTCCGTCCCCCAGCCAGTTCTCCCGGAGGATCACCGCGTCCATGTTCAGTTTTGCGGCGGAGGCGGCCTCTATCGCTTCAACCAGCCATTTCTCCATCCAAATCGAATCCCGATCCTGGAGTTGGATTTGCAGGTCATCAGCCTTGTCCGCCTCGTTGTCGGTGTAGGTTAGAGATTCCAAGTAAGGCCGGATGGACTTTGTGATGTCCACTCCGGCAAATGCAATCTCCACTGCAGCGCGGCGAGCCAGATTTTGATTACTCATGGCCTCACCCGCTTCCAGGGAGGCAGCGTGTCACTGGTATTTGGGGGAATCTCCGGCAGCACCAGAACAATCCCTGCGGGGAATGTGTAATACTCCCGGTACCGCAGGTTGGCGTTCATCAGCTTGTCGGTGTGGGCTGTGTCCCCCAGCTGGGCATAGGCGATCTTATCCCACATGTCGCCTTGGATGGTGGTGTAGGTCCTCACTTGAACGCCCCCCTCGCTGCGTCGGCCTGTGCGTCCTCTAAGGTGTCCATGACACGGCCAACGATCTCGTCCGCAAATGCCCGTAGGTCCTGAACGGTTTCCTGGGTGGCGTTGCCATCAATTTGGAATGTCACCTGGACGGGGGGCATGGAGCCTCCCGCCGTTGCCAGCTTCGCAGAAACGGCAGGCTCGGACTTGGTTTGCAGCGCAGATGTCTGCGCCGCGTTCAGAACCTTTTCCCCGCCGTTGAAGAACATCAGCTCGGGGCCGTTCTCACCGACCATGGCCCAGCCCGGTTGTGCACTCTCGGTGCCGGTGGCATAGCCCCGGTTTCCGCTCGCATACCATGCGCTGTTCACGTACGATGGGGTCCCCAGAGAGTTGGAGGCGGCCCTGGCAAGAGCCTTGTACGCAGCCTGCACTTCCGGCAGCATATCATTCGCCGCGTCGATGTACCCCTGGATGGTGGCCCGACCGCTGGCTGCGGCCTCGTCCCCCAGGTCCATGGCTTCGATGTCTGCGGCGAGCTCCTGCTGCAGTTCGTCCATTGTGGACGAAAAATCCGTTTTGAGGTCGGCCACGCTCCCGGCGGCGGCTTCCTGTTCCTTTTGGAGTTCCTGCCAGTTGGTGACCATGGCCCGCAGATCCTCGTCGCTGGCATTGGCAAGACCGGCGATAGCGTTCACGCTGTCCTCGCTGCCGTCGGCGAAACTGGCGATTACTGCGCTCAGGCCCTCAATATCCGCGCTGCGCTCCGTCAGGGATTGAAGATTGGAATTATAGTCCTGCCAGTAGGTGATTTGGCTCTCCAGCGCGGAATTGATACTACCCGCGCTGGTTTCAACCACGGCGGCCGCCTCGTCCCAAAGGGCATACTGCCCGGAAATGGAATCCAGCGCGGCGGTGTACGCCTCGTTATAGGCCTCCGTGAGCGCGGTCACTTGGCCCATGACATCCTCAATAGCGCCCTGCAGCTCCTGTGATTGGCGGGCAGCCTCG